TAATGGTATTGCGCAAACTTCTTAAATTGATGTGTATACTTAAACGTGCAGACGGTAGTAAAATGTGGCATTAAACACTCATATAAGAGCGGCGGGAGCCGGATATGCTCCCGTCGCTCGCCACGTTCCCATAGCTCAGTTGGTAGAGCGCCTGCATGACTCGCAGGAGGCCCACAGTTCAAGTCTGTGTGGGGACACGATGGTAGCTCCATCAGGGCAGGGTAGACGTACCCATTGGAAAAGTCGGAGAGGCACTTTTGACGAGCGGTTCGATACCGTAACGCCCACTCTCAATTACTAAAGGACGCCATGTCAGATTTCCCGCACTCCATCGCAATTATGTTCCCGGCAAACTACCCGGAGGACAAGGCCGATGCACACTGCACCCTGATCTGGTTGGGCGAAACAGATACCGTCAACTTCACCAAGGACGAGCTGCTGGAAGTCCTCTCGGCCTTCGACTACACCCCCAACGCCGAATACAGAGCCCTGCCACCCAAGATCTTCGGCAAGGATGATGAACGAGTCGTTGTACTGCCACTGGATGACGAGGACGGCTCTCTGCAGGCCCTGCGAGACAAGATTGCTGGTGCTCTGGAGGACCGGAACATCAAGTCTCCCAGCGAGTACACCACCTACGTCCCGCACGTCACCACAGAGGACTACGTTCCCGGTGTGACCAAGATGGCCAACTACCCAGTACCGGCCTTCATCAAGCTCGGCCCTGCTGAGCTCTGGTGGGGCGACGAGCACATTGCGTAACCCTGCCCGCATGTGGCCAATACTCACGGCCTTCTGGAAGCTGTGGGCCACGAAACCGGACCAGCGTTTCCTCCAGTTCGTCTGCAATCTCCCCTACCTCCTCGACTTCCCCGAGGATACGCTTTACTACGTCGAAGATGATGTACTATTGCAAAAATTACAATGGTTGATTGACAATACATTATGATAAAATAGAGGTACACACCTCTATTACAGGATTTATCATGACTGTCGAAACTCCCGCACCACCTACAGCACCGCTCGCGATCACGGATCTCGATGCCTTCAAGCGTGTCGCAAGTAACGACCCAACATACCCAACCAATCTGCGCACCTTTTACTCCCCCATTGACGACGTCCATGGGGCACTCAAGGCTATCATCGGGGCGACGACCCAGTCTCTGGTCATCGCGATGTACGGCTGGGATGATGATGAACTGGCGGAACTGATCGCCCACATTATCGATAACCCGAACATCTATGTCCAGATCACTCTAGACAAGTCGCAGGCTGGCGGTGTGCACGAGCGCACCCTGCTGGAGAAGTTCAAGCACGAGATGGACTCCAACTCCGTCGCCATCGGAACATCTGAAAAGGGCGCTATCATGCACCGTAAGATGGTAATCGTTGATGGACTATGGAGAATCTCGGGATCCACCAACTGGTCCACATCCGGGGAGACACTTCAGGATAATGAGCTAACTGTCCTGCAGTCTGCAGCTGCGTGTGCTGAGGCCCGCCATGTGCTCGACATAGAGCACAACAAGGCTTTGAAGCAGCAAGCCGCACGTACAGCTGCCTCGGTGGTTCCAGTCGGCTAAGTAGGTATTGTACCGACATTCGCCAAAATACACAAGGTAGAATGGAAATACATCACCTACTTTTGGAGTGCCCTATGACTAATCCGGTAATCGAAGACTGGCTCAATAACGCTAACGGCGTTGCCATGAACCCCGACGGGGCTTTCGGCAATCAGTGTGTAGATCTTGTAGACCAGTATGCGCAGGATATCTTCGGGGTAACGTGGCAGACCGCCGTCGGTGGTGTTGGAGGAGCTAACCAACTACTCGACGCGGTACCGGATGCGTATTGGACCCGCATTGACAATGACCCTAATAACCCGAACCTTATACCGCAGCGCGGTGACGTAGTTGTATACGGTGGGGATGACCTAAATGCTTTTGGTCATACAGCTGTGACCATGGATGCTGACACTAACGGTGTCACCGTAATGCAAGAGAACGGCAACACCCCTGACCTGCCTGCAGGTATTATGCGCCTAGCCTATTCGCAGCGCGGTACGGGCTCGATGATTGGTTGGCTGCGGCCCCGTGAAGAGAAGATCATCGGCTCTGTAACACCTGCATCTACCGACACAACACTGCAGCCTTATCAGCGAATCGTTGGCCAGTATGGTGTCAACAAGCGTGCGGACTCAAACCAGTCGGCTGCCGTCGTGGACAACTTCCCAGCTGGCGTGACGCTCGACTTCGGCGGATTCGTCCACGGAGAGCTGGCCAACGGTACAGATGTCTGGTTCGTCGGTAAGTACAGCGGCGGATACTTCTCTGCCTCAGCGTTCGATGACGGAAGTACTACGGGCCTCCCAGACCTCACCCCGGCTCCTGCTGCCCCTGCCGTAAACCCGAACCAGCGCATTACCGCCGCACCTGCAAACCAGCGGGACGCAGCCACACGTAGTGGTACACTTCTGAAGACCTTCGATGCCGATGTCATCTTGGACTTCAAGGGTTTCGTGCACGGCGAAAATGTTGACGGCAACGATATCTGGTTTGTCGGGGCCTACTCTCCTACCTACTTCTGGTCCGGTGGCTTCACTGACCCCTCCACAAACGGTCTGGCAGATCTGACTCCGACGCCTGCACCAACCCCTCAGCCAGTGCCCACACCTGCACCAGCCCCTCAGCCAGTACCGGCACCTACACCGGCACCCGAACCTGTAACGGATACTTACACGTTCAAGCCTGACTTCGATTTTGTTGAGTACGTACCAGCAAATATCAACAACATTGAGCGCGGACGTTTCCCAGCACAGCCGACTCATGATGTTATCCACCAGTTCGGTACCCCGGGTGTTGACACAATCGGCAGCACAATCAACCAGTTCCATGACCCGAGCCTAGGGGCTAAGGCCGTTTCGGCGCACTTCGTGGTTTCCGGAACACGTATTGTTCAAATGGTATCACTAAGTGACCGCGCATACCATGCCTACGTCGTTGGCAACGACTATGTCGGCATTGAGACCGACCCACATCAGGATCCAGAGACCATCGCATCAGTCAACAAGCTCCAGAGAGCATTGAAGGCTAAGTACGGGTACACCCTCATCCCGATCCGCCACAAGGATGTCCCACAGTGTGTCACCAACTGTGGCGCACTTATCAATCTAGACAACTACCAGATTGATGCCCCGGCACCAGCACCAACGCCAGTGCCCACACCGACCCCGGCTCCTGCCCCAACTCCAGTCCCGGCACCTACCCCCACACCTGTAAACGTTGATCTGACAACGGAACAGGCACTGAAGGTGATTGCTGCGTTCCAGAGTTGGCAGTTGGAATCTTGGAAGCAGTACCTACAAAAATAGTCATCTGTAACACACTGTTGAGGCAGGGGTTTTGTCAACCTCTGCCTCTTCTGTTACAGTTGGTTGTTATGTCCAAGCGGTCTAAATATAGACAGCGTAAACACAACAGAAATCGGAATATGAAGAACCTACAAAATAGTGTCCTTACAATTACGATGGCAATTGGTTTGGCCATCACAGGCCTCACCCCAGCACATGCCTCAGCCCCTACTACCATCTCCATCGCAGAACCAGTTCAAGCATCATCAACTACTGAGATTACAGCCGCCCCGGTCACTTTCGCCTTCGAGCGGACTGCAGTCACCACTACCGCCGCGCCTGTCGCCGCCGTAGTACCCACACCTGTCGCCTATGCTGCGGCGGAGATTGTTCAGCCCCAGACCTCTGAATCAGTATCCCCTGTAGCTAAGACAGTTGCTGCACCAGCCGTAGCGGTTCCTGCGCTACAAACATCTACACCTGTCTCCGGCAACGCCATCGCAGCTGCAGCTCTCGCACAGCTCGGGAGGGCTCAAGACTGCACCATGCTGGTCACCAACTCCCTCGCTGCCGTCGGCATCCATTTCCACGGATGGCCCGCAGACTACATCTCTCTTGGACATATCGTCCCTGAGTCGGCTGCACAGCCCGGAGACCTGATCTACTACGCCAACGGCGGGTCCGGAATGGCCCATATCGCTGTATACATTGGCGGCGGCAAGGCTGTTCACGGCGGGTTCAACGGCAATTCGACCGTTATCTTCTCGGTCAATGTTGGAACAGGACATCAGTTCATCCACATTGGATAGACAGCTGTAAATATCTATAGTACAATTAGTATTGCCTGTCGTGTCAGGGACCGGAACTCTCTCATAAGGAGCTCTAGCGGGGATCGTTACCCCGGACAGGTACGTGAACGATATAATGACACCATTCTGGAAAAAGCCTATGCTCGCGCTCGACACCGAGACGACAGGGGTAGACTCCTTCAACGACCGAATCGTCACCTGTTCGATGGTCTATGATGATGGATACGGAAACCAGCAGGAACGTAACTGGGTCATGAATCCCGGCATCGACATCCCTACTGGAGCCTCGGATGTCCACGGAGTAACCACTGAGATCGCCCAGCGAGACGGTACCGACGCCCGCGAGGGTATCTTCAGTATTGCCAGATCACTCTGCGACATGGTGGAAGCTGGGGTGCCTTTGGTCGTCTACAACGCACCATTCGACTTGACACTGCTTCTTGCCGAGTTCAAGCGCTTTGGTGTGGACCAACACTGGAGGCCGACCTTCAACCGCGTCATAGACCCTCTAGTCATCGACAAGGCGACGGACAAGTTCCGGAAAGGCAGCCGTAAACTGACCGACACCGCTGCACACTACGGTTACGACCTGACTAACGCACACTCTGCGGATGCTGACTGCAAGGCTGCCCTCCACATCGCCAGAGCCATCTGCGAGAAGAATTTCACCCCGGATACCACCATCGAAGAGGTTCAGCTGCTGCAGATTGGCTGGAAAGCCTCCCAAGCACGGAGCTTCCAGAGCTATTTGCGCAAGGAAAAGGATCCCGAGGCCGTAATCAATCAGGAATGGCCCGTTATGACGGTCAATAACAACATTTGACACCGAAAACAACTCTGTGTATAGTAATTACATAAGGTTTCCACAAAACAAAGGAAGAAAATGTCTCGACAAGATGTAAAAGACGGCGCGAAGATTCTTGGTGGCGGGTTTGGGATCATCCTCGCCGTCATCCTCGGATTTATGGCCATCGGTGCGGTAATTTGGGGTGTTTCGGTGGCCACCAGTGATATTCGGGGTCAAGGCGACGCGATCCAGCAGATCAACTCGGGTACCAACCGGATCGACCAGTATACCCACTTCTGGACGCTGGATAAGGACATCCGTTCGCAGTCACAGAACGTTGCAACGGCCAAACAGCAGCTGGATGACTTCAACAAGGCCATGCCGATCTCCAAGGATGAGCCTTTCAACATCTCGGAGCAGCGGACGAGCCTCCAGAACAACTACAACGGCCCTCTTCAACTCTGCCGAGCCAATGTAGCCCAGTATAACAACGATTCCAAGGCTTACACGTCTGCCAAGTTCAAAGACTCGCAGCTCCCGTGGGGTTACGACCCTACAGCCTGTGACAGCCCGATAAGCCTGCCCGTAGCACCACCAGCACCGTAATTACCAACCAAAACGACGAAAGAAGATCATGAAAATTACCCGATTTAAGGCTCTTTCAGCCGCTGCTGTTGCAGCTGTAGCCGTTGTTGCCCTTTCTGCATGTGGCAGTACCCCTAGCTCGCAGGAAGCCAATCAAAAAGTAACTGAGCAGTATGCACAGAAGCTCAGCAATGCCGAGCCGTATCCGCTGTCACAGATGAACGATTCGGCGGAGCGTGCCAACCTGCGGGAGAAGCTACTGCGCCTGAACGACCCCAACAAGATCGGTTACGTCAACGAGCTGACCCAGAACGGCCAGATCATTGCCAGCTATGTCATCAAGGGCAAGGTCTCATCCAACGCCTCACAGCTGACCAACACCCAGAACATCAACACCGGCTACACCGGGAACCCCGTCACAGAGTCGATGGGCGACGACGGATCCTCTGGACCGTCTGAGCCCGGTGTCTTCTTCTTCACCACGACCGGCCAGATGATCACGTGGAACGGACTCATCCAATACTCCGATGCCCCCGTGAGCCTAACCTCCAAGCCGCTCATCACCATTGACGCCAATGCCAAGCCTTCCAACACGGCAGGCCAATTGAAATAACCGCTACACGGAGACACCGTGTCGGGTAGTTGACACGGTGTCTTTGTGTATGGTACTATAGATATACACAGCACGGAGTGGGGAAGTTCGGTATCCCGTTGGGCTCATAACCCGAAGATCATCGGTTCAAATCCGATCTCCGTAACGAAAGTTGCCGTTGGATACCCGAGAGGGTCGGTACCTGCCTGTAGGGCGAAAATTCATATTCTCACGGGGCACCTGTTGGCTGGGTGCGACAGACTGTTAATCTGTTTCGAAAGACACCGTAGGTTCGATTCCTACCGTGAGAGCGATTCACAGGGAGGCATCCTATGTCAATCATGCACAACAGGCTGATGACCCAATCATCAATGTATTGAATCAAAAGTGTCAGAGTTCACAACTGACAGCATGTCCAATGTAATATGGAATGACACACGGGAAAGAACCGTGAACCCGGCTCTCTGACAAGAGAGCAACTGGGGCCTTAGCTCAATCGGAAGAGCGCCTGCTTTGCAAGCAGGAGGCAGTGGGATCGTAACCCACAGGCTCCACGCAATATAACTCGGCGACGACGTTAATCATCCCAACAGGAGTGGCGGACCCAATTCGCACAGCCGCTAGGACCGGCACTTGCTTACGTAGAACAGTCTGGAGTGTTCGCATCCCTGTCACGGATGAGGTCGAGGGTTCAAATCCCTTCGTAGGCGCGTGGTGTAGATCGTTACCTTCTCGGCAGGCTGTAGCCCTTCCGAAGTTGGCGAATCGGTCGCCGGTTCGTTACAGCAGACCGGACTCTACACCTCATGGTGGTTGTGGCGAAATTGGTAGCCGCGCTAGGTTGTGGTCCTAGTGTCCAAGGACATGCGGGTTCAAGTCCCGTCAATCACCCAAGTGGAACCCACTCTGCGACCCAGCTAAGGGTAGAGGGAGCTCTCCACTCAAGATGGGATTAGCCGCCGCAAGGTGCCCATACCAAGGCGGTAGGGCTACTGTTGGTTGGTGGCACCAGACTGTAAATCTGGCGATGTAATGTCCCCCGGGGGTTCGATTCCCTCTGCCGTCACGAAGGATCCTTTCACTTATGATCTAAGTGAAAGGATCCTGCACCAAGTTTTTCAGATAGCCCAACGACAAAGGATACCAATGACGAACCCTAACTACACTGCTCTTCTCTTCATCATCGATGAATCCGGCTCCATGTACAGCATTGCCAAGGACATGGAAGGCGGAATCAACACACTCCTCGAAGAACAGTCCAAGCTACCCGGCAAGCTGACCGTGGACGTGGCCTACTTCGATACAAACTTCCGCTACCCGACCTCCTTGGTCGCTGCAGCGGATGCCGACATCAAGATCGTGCCCAAAGGCGGGACATCACTGCACGATGCCATCGTACAGGCCACCAGTAAGTTTGGTGAGACACTCTCCGCACTTCCCGAAGATGAGCGCCCCGGCACAGTCATGGCAGTCATCGTCACAGACGGCCACGAAAACTCCAGCCGAGAAGCCACCAAGGCAGACGTCAAGGCGCTCATCACCGAGCAGCAGGACACCTACAACTGGAGCTACGTATTCCTTGGTGCCAATCAGGACGCCGTCCTCGCCGGGGAGTCCTTCGGGCTCCGTAAAGGCGCGTCGCTGACCTACGACGCTTCCACCATTGGCGTTGCGAACGCATCGACGCTGCTATCCAACTACGCCACTACGACCCGTAGTGGTGGGATCGCCAGCTTCACTAATGCCTGATCAGCAAGTACCTGATTTTCTCGGCAACCTTGTCTCCGTTGGGGACAGGGTTGTCGTGGTTTTCAGGGAAGAACAGGTTAGGGTCGGAACTGTGGCGGAGTTCAGCTCTCGCATGTATTTAGGCCATGACACACCCACCATGGCCGTGAACTGGGAGAAGTGCACTGGAGGGATGCCCAGCAAGAGGACTAGCGCTGTCCATCTTCACGCCCGTATATTTTTGAAACTCTTCCCGGAAAAGTAGTCAAGGGTTGCACGCCCATGCTTAGGTGTGTATAGTAGTTACTACAAGACATACCAACGACAAAGGACAAGAAATGATCATTGAAGCAGATGTAACCACCGTCATCACCAACATGCCTGTCGGTGCTACCACCGAAATGGTGATCAGCAAGGAGGGCATGGCCCACCTGATGAAGACTCTCTCCAACATGTACAACGACCCCAAGCTCGCCGTGATCCGGGAATACTTCACCAACGGCCTTGACTCACACGTGATGGCAGGACAGACCGCCCCTGTAGAGGTTAGCCTGCCCACCAGCTACAACAACATGTATGTTGTACAGGACTTCGGTGTCGGCATGAGTGTCGATGACATCAACAACATCTACTCTCAGTACGGTGCATCCACCAAGCGCGGCTCCAACGACCAGATCGGTGCCTTCGGTCTCGGGGCCAAGTCGGCCCTCGCCATTGCCAACCAGTTCACGCTGGTGACCATCAAGGATGGCGTCAAGGCGACCGTGCTGGTCCAGAAGTCAGCGTCCGGTATCAACACCATGTCCGTCGTCTCCGTCCTTGAGACCGAAGACGCCAACGGTGTTACGGTTTCCATCCCGGTCGATGATCCTTACTCCTTCAACTCCAAGGCCCGTGAGTTCTTCCGCTTCGTGGATCCCGGCATGGTGCTTGTGGACGGCTACGCCCCCACCTCCATCTTCGACTCGGTCACCAAGCTGGAGGATATTTCAGCCCCCGGCGTGGATGCCTACGTAGACATCTCTCGGTCCTACGGTACGTCGTATGTGATCATGGGTCAGGTCGCCTACGCCCTGACGACGGAGAACATCGAAGAGGCGTCAGAGCGTCTCGGCATCTCGTCCACCTACCAGCTCCGCAGCATTCCGGTCTACTTCAAGGTCCCGATCGGTGCTGTCGATCTGACCCCGAACCGTGAGGGCCTGCTGTTCAACGACAAGACCAATACCCTGATCGATCTCCTGATCGAGGAGTACATGGAGTCCGTCAAGCAGACTGCCCAGACTGCCGTGGATGCTGTCGAGAGCCGTTTTGAGGTCTATGATCTGGCCAAGAGCTGGTCCGACCGTCTTGGAATCACGCTGCAGTGGCGTGGTGAGGACATCGTCACCGAGATTAAGACCGCGACCCCCTCAAGCACAATCAAACGCACCTCTTGGGATAAGTCCTCCCACGGCAGCACCTACGCACTGTCGCTGGCTACCAAGGCTCAGCGGATCATTGTCACCGGCCAGTCCTTTGACAAGTACAAGCGTGTCAGCAACTACATCTCGGACTACATGCTTATGGAGAACCTGTCTGGTACGGTAGTCTTCCACTTCCGTGCCGAATTGGACGAACTGGATAACGAGTGGGTTACCGAACACCCGCACATCACTTTCGAAGATTTCGATGACATGATCCAGCGGGTGAAGGATCACCGCAAGGCCGAGCGGGCAGCCCAGCGTGCCCTGCTGCCTAAGGAAACCCGGGACCGCCCCGCCAAGATGGAGTACGCCGTACTGGATCTTGATGAGGGCAAGATCGCCCGAACCGCGTATGACGCGATTCCCGCTGACTCTTACTACATCCACGCTTCCCAGATGATTGTGCCTATCCCTTTCCGTGAGGCTTTCGACGGCAAGTCTTACGGGGCGTCTAGCCTTGTAGACGGTCTGCGGCTTCTTCTCGGTGACGGTGCCTCTGTTGTCTTCATCCCGAAGACGCGGTCCTTGGAGTCATTCCTTGCCCGGACCAAGGACATCGCTGGCCTGCGTAGCCTGACAAGTATAGGTCCTGAGGCTCAGGCACGCATCGATGCCCTGATGACACCTGAGGTGCTGCACCACCGGAACCGGTCACTGGATCACACTGCCAACCGACGGCTGAAGGGTCTCCCGCAGGAGATGATCGACCGTATTCTGGATGAGGACGTACGCACGCTCGTCTCCGCCACGAGTGATGAGGCCGAGGGGCTCAATGAGGAAGCAATTTACATCTTTAGGGCAGTCAGCAGCCTCGGCATGTCCGACGTTTCGGTATCGCTTCCTGAAGCAGATGACTTTGAGGAACCCGATACCGGGAACACCTACCCGCTTCTGGATGCCCTGACCTACAACCACCTCACTGAGGCACAACAGGAACATGTCGTCCAGTACATGAACATGATCTACACCGACCAGTTGACACTTGTAGATGTATAAGACTTCTGGTAATATTGTAATTACTCAACCACCAACGACATAAGGACCCATTATGACAATGTTCTCCATGGCCGGTACTTCTCCCGACCGCACCCTTTCGATCATCTACGGTACCGGCGACACCGCCACCGTACCGGAAACGCACGGTCGTTTTGATGAACTGGTCACCCTGCTGCTCTCCGGAGCAGAGGACGGAGAGGTCAGTGACCTCGTAGACGTTATGCTGGCAGTCACCAAGCGTCTCGAACAGCTTTCGGAACGCGTCAGCATCCGTGGCCGCTCGGTCTTTTTCGACGGCGACCAGCTGCGCGGCGAGCTCTCCGACGTACTTGTTGAGCTCTTCGAAGCAGGCAACCCAGAATCACTGCGACCGGTCGTCAACTTCCTTGAGAAGGCCGCGACCAACCCCTCGGGCAAGTCAATCGATGACCTGTACCGCTGGATCACCAAGGGCGACCTGATCATCCACGAGGACGGCGACTTCCTTGCATATAAGGGCACCCGCACCGGGCTGGATGGCCTGCGCACCTCCATCAGCACTGGTACGGCCTTTGTCAACGGCGAGGAGTTCAAGGGATATATCCCCAACCCGGACGGCGCTGTTGTCACGATGCCACGCTCCGACGTGGATGATGATGAGCAGACGGCATGCTCCACTGGTCTGCACGCCGGTACTGCATCCTACGCCTTCCGATTCGCCTACGATGACACCATTCTGGTGAAGATCAACCCACGTGATGTGGTCTCGGTCCCCACTGACTCATCGGACCAGAAGCTCCGTGTCTGCCGCTACGTGGTGCATGAGGTAGTGGAGGCCCGTCAGGAGAGCCGCCTCTGGGTGACCCCTGCTTGGTACAATGATGCTGCTGATGCTGATACTGATGAAGAGGACGACTATTCCGATGAGGACCCCCAGTTCGAAGAGGATACAGAGGATGACGACCTCGTTGCTGAGGGGCAGGAAGCGCTGTACTCCGATGAGGAGCTGGATGCTTTGGAGGCACTTCGGAGGAAGCTCACCAGCGAAGACCTTGAGTACCAGTACTCGGGACTGACCGAGGCCCAGCTCGAAGAGCAGGACGCAGAGAATACGGTCATCCGGGACAGCAAGGGCCGGTTCACGCCGGAAAGCGCAGTCAAGGCAGTCCGCAACAGCCGGGGACAGTTTACAAAACTGTCCTAGCTAGGATATGATGAAGGCACCGTCCCGATGGGCGGTGCCTTCATTTTGATATACCAACAAAGGAATCACATGATCAACATCTATCAGGACATCGACGGTGTACTTAGCCCCTTCTCCAAAGGAGCGCCCAGAAACCACACCCTCTGGAAAGGGGAGTGGAGGACGGAACGCATAGCAGGCTTTTCGATGCTCTGGTCCGTGGAGCTCATCGATGCTCTCAACGCCCTTGATAGTCGCGAGGATGTTGCCTTCAAGTGGCTCACGTCATGGGAGGGGATGGCTGTGGAGTCCTTCGCCCCTGTCGTCGGCATCGGGACACACTGGCCCTTTCTGGCGTCCTACGGTGATCAGGACGATCTCACCAAGTGGTGGAAGCTCCGCGAGATTCGCAAGGACATTGAAGATACTACACCAGAAAAAGCTATCTGGCTGGACGACGACATCAAACACGACATCGGCGGTAAGGGCTTTGTCAAGGAACAGGGCGACCGGCTGCTGGCAATCAACCCCGACAGGAATCACGGGCTGACCTCGAAGCATGTCCAGCAGATGATCGCGTTCATTGACAGCTAGCAGGTGCTGTGCAGTTTCCTGATAGAATTAGGCGATAATCTTTCGCAATTCTAAGGTCTCTCATGATGGAACGTATCGGACAGGTTGGGCTCATCCCGGACGGCAAGGGGTTCATCCCGGACCTCATCGACTGGGCCACGCGGTCCACGGTATACCACGTCATCATAGCCATCTCGGAGACCGAATGTATCGGCGCGGAGCCGAACGGTGCCACCATCCGTCCGTTGTCTCGGTTCCCTAATGCGATCTGGTCCCAGTTCCCTCTTACTGCCATACAGGCGCGTGATACCGCCGCATGGGCAGCTGCGCGTGAGGGACGACCATACAACTGGATCGATGACGGGCTGATCGGGGTGCAGTGTATTAGCGGAATCATCTTCCCCAAATTCATCACCGACCGCTATGACAATGACGAGTCCTATGAGTGCGCCCAACTGGCGGATGCTGCCCTAACCAACGGTGCCAAGATCACCGTCTTTGATGACAACCGACCACCGGGCACTGTATATCCGGGATCTTTTGAGAAACTGTACCGTCAAAATGGCTGGTGGACCCGCCCGGACCTGATACCGCGCTCGCCACGAGGGACCCCGGTACTCGCAAGGCTCTAGGATTGACAGCTGGGTATGTAGGCGGTACCATAGAAGAACGAACAGAGGAGATCACTATGGCGGCGGTTGGTGGGATTGACACATACCTGTCACGTGATATACTGTGACAGATATGTTTTTGGCGGTTTGGATGAATGGCAAGTCGTTCCCCTGCAAAGGGACAGAAATCGGTTCGATTCCGATAATCGCCTCTGACCAGTAGTTTTACTACTATGTGTTTTATGTTAAGATTGACGTAACGATTCGAAGAAAGGATGACAAGTGAGTACTATTACATCATCAGCAATACGCGTGGATGTCATGAACGCGACCTATGAGCCTCTGGGGGCTGCTAAGCTTTCACGCGCACTGGCACTTGTCATCGAAGGTCGAGCCGTTATCGTAGAGTCTGACGACTCACGGATGGTTCGGTCCATGGGGGTGGATTTCCCACTCCCCAAGGTCATCCGGCTACTCTCCGCACTCAAGGTCCCGTTCTACACTGCAGAGGTCTACTTCTCCCGTGATGGTCTGCTGGAAAGAGACCGCCGGAAGTGTGGCTACTGCGGCGGTCTGGCCAATACCCACGACCACATTCTGCCTAAGTCCCGTGGTGGGCAAGATGAGTGGATGAACGCCATCGCTGCCTGTGGCCGGTGCAACAACCGCAAGGGCGACCGGACGCCAGAAGAGGCCGGAATGCCGCTCCTGTTCACCCCCACGATCCCAATGCGTATTTATTTGAGAGCTAATAAGCCCCGGAAAAAACGAGCATAGTATGTCTACAGAACTATGGGTTATTTACGGGCTCAGGCACGTAAAGGACCCGTACGTCTATAGGTATGTCGGTCTGACCACCGTAGGTATAGTCAAACGATTTGGATCTCACACGACGTCAAAAGATTCTACAGCCAAATCTAAATGGCTACAAAAGAATATCGGGATGGTGGTGTGTGAAACTATTGAGGTTTGCCCCGAAGGCGATATAGACTATCTAAGAAGTAGAGAAAGATTTTGGATAGCCTATTATAGAGAAAAGTATGGTCGATTTGATTCAAACCAACCTAATAAGTGCCTAAACCTCACAGACGGAGGCGACGGCACTCTTGGGTGGGTGGCTTCGGAAACTACACGAAAATTGATGTCTGATGTGGGTAAAGGCAGAAAATTTACTGTAGAGCACCGTAATCGAATCAGTCAGTCCTTGAAAGGAAAGAATACATGGTCTGCAGGACAAGTCGCCCATAATCGCGGGATACCCCACACCGAAGAAGCCAAAAATAATCTCTCTATGGCTATGCGTGGGAAACGTAACCCTATGTATGGAAGAGGTAAAATAGTTGTTGAGTGCCCACACTGCCAAAAGATGGGCGGAGAGGCTGGTATGAAGGTCTGGCACTTTGATAATTGTAGGCTAAAAAGTAGTATGTAGTATCGCCCTTGTAGCTCAGTGGATAGAGCACGGTCCTCCGGAGACCGGGGTCGGGAGTTCGATTCTCCCCAAGGGCACGTACAAAATGACGAAAGAGGAACATATATGCTACAAATTAACGTAGGCTGTGGAGAATTCCGCGCCGAAGGCTGGCTGAATGTAGACATCTACAGCGGCGGCGAAGGGCAACCGAAGCCTGACATCATCGCATCCGCCGAGAACCTGCCGTTTGCTGATGGGATGGTTGACCGCCTCTACGCCGGACACGTACTGGAGCACATCGAGTTCGACATGGTGCCTGAAATCCTGCGTGAATTCCGTCGAGTCCTCTCACCTATTGGCGGTCTTTTGGTTGTTGGGCCAGACCTTGACCGCGCCGAGGAGAGTTACCCAGATGAAGTAGAGCCCATCAAAACTGGCGCACACCGCTGGCCCGGTGACGCCCATCTCTGGCACAGTCGTGGCTCCACTATGCTCGAACTTCTGCAGAATGGCGGATTTGATGTAGCAGAGGCGGACATCGGACCGGTCTTCCTGTCCGGACAGTGGCCAATCACCAGCGGTGTTGGTTGGCAGTTTGCAATTTTTGCAACGAAGATTCCTGAGGACACCTAGTGGGTATGTACACGGAGATCTTCTTTCGCGGAACCCTGATGAAGGACATCCCGGAGGAGGTCGTGGAGCTCCTACAGTTGCTCGTCACCGGAGATTTCGATGAAGAGATGCCCGAACATCTGGCCCTAATTCCGGAGCACGAATTCTTCGAGTGCAGCCGGTACAGATGGATCTTCAACTGCTCTTCCGCATATTTCCCGCGCCATGCCACATCTTTCATAGAGTATGACAAATACTCGGGCTGGGATGTCTTGGTAAACGCGGACCTGAAGAACTACAGCGGTGAGATCGGCAAATTCTTCGACTGGATCCAGCAGTACGTGAGCGGGCCTAGGGGGATGTTCCTTGGATACTCGCTCTATGAGGAGGACGAAGACCCGATCCTCTTCTACAAGGACACTGAGTCCCGCTGGAAGTTCTCATAAAAATACCCCGTTGAATCCAATTCAACGGGGTATTTCTATGCCTAATTACTTCTGCAGGGCGAGCCAAGCCTTTGCTGCGTTCTTCAGGTAGGCGGGCAGGCTTGCGCGGGCGAGAGCCCGTTCCAGTGCCGCAATGAGGCCCCTATGTGCGTGATCAACCGGATCCACCACGGGAGCCGGTACGGGTGTAGGGGCTGGGATTGGTGTGGGCACCGGGGCCGGTACGGGCGTAGGTGCCGGAGCAGGAGCCGGTGTGGGGGCTGGTACAGGCACCGGAGCCGGTACAGGAGGGGCGACAGGGAGAGGGAGGTCACTGCCGGTCAGGCTCTTGAAGAGCCCCGCTAGCGTCGGCAGGTCGACGCCCATGAGGAACGTCTTGTCCTTGAGCATTTCCGGCCAGATAACCACCCACGCCTCATCCTCTTGCTGACTGATAAATCCGCGTGTCATGGCAACGTCCTTGGCCCACGTAACGATGTCTACGCGGTCTGCATCGGTCCCTGCAGGGTCGTTGTACTTACCGGCCATAACAGCGTGCCCGCCCCAGTCAGCAGAGCCTGAGACGTAGTCCCAGACCTGCTGGTGCTGCTGGGCGGTCTTGAGTGTCAGGCCGAGGAGGATGCCGCCGAAGAGGGCGATGGCCTTGTCCAGTGTATCCATATCGCCCGGTGCAATTTTGGCAAATGCAACCGGCTTTACGCCACCGATACCATCCTTCATCAGTGCCTCAAGCATGGTCTGCATATCCACGCCGTTGTCGTCCTGTGCAGGATCGGTGTCGGAGAGGTTCGGATCAAACTTCGGGTTCCCAGAGCGACGGTAGAGGTCAAAAATGTCGTTGAGGGCCGGTGCCTGCTCTGCCCCGAGCAGGGCTGAAGTCACAAGGCGGCGGTGATTGGCAACTGAGGTAGGGCCACAGGTACCGAATTTGTCGTTGGCCCCCAGCTCCCAGCCTGTGGCCTGAGAGAAGTGGTCAACGAAGGTCGGAACTGCCGGGGTTGTCCCGGTCAGGAATTCGCGAAGCATGAGGGCAGGCTTGTTGGAAGGCTCGCGCTTCCCAAGCTTGACATTGGCGTCGATCGGCAGTTCAACATCTTCAAAAGTGAGCATGGGTATCTTTCTTTTAGAGTATTACTAATACAGTATAGGCTATTTTGTGGCAAAGGAGGACATACTGTCTATGCCATATAGAAGCGAATAGCAACACCAAACACAGTCGAGACTCGACCTAGATAGGTCTTCATGCAGTCTCTTATGGACTTTAACGCTCTCCCTCTGACCGTTACGGATATTTATTTTCTTCTGTTCTGAAGTGACAGTACCGAAATTCGGGTTGGCGGAGCCTTTGAGGCCTCTACCGAAATTGGGGTTATTGGTGCCGGACACATCCGCGTGGTTCTTGGATATTTTATATCTGGATTCGGGACTATGTCCCACACCGAAAAGTGGGTGGTCCTGCCCGGACAGCCTAGGGTTTGGGTGCCCACACGGGACAGCGTTCTTTAGGTCAGCACCCTGTGCCCGGAGAATACCTTCCCACCGCGCTTCAGCAGCGTACAGATACTCTAGGTCCCCCTCCGGGCACAGTTCCAGAACGACCATCTCAATATTCTCGAAGCCGTATTTTCGTATCCAGTTATGGACAGGATATGTGGACTTCTCCGTATACACTTTACCTTTGTGTAGCTTGAGACGCTTTACCACCCCGACAGTAGTGAGCCCGACGTATCTTATATTGGTAGTGTTTCGTAGCTGTAGTCCGTAAATCAAATAGCGATGATGACCGGTCATAGAACCGTGAAGCTGGACAGATCTAGGCCTTTACCTTCTTCGACTACGAACGCTACTAGTCCGGGGTCAGAGTCCGACCCAGATTTATTTGCCCACCAATCAGAACCGTTGTCCAGTGTTGGGGTGGCGATCCAGTACTTCTGCTTACCTGTACGTCTTGACCGGCCAGAGGGCTTGATCCCGAAAGTGTGGTAGTGGTTGGTGATCAAAATATCAGACTCCGCGATAGGAGACGCACCATGTACCTGCTTTGCCCACCAGTTCTCCATCTGGGCTAGTGTGGAGTCTTCTCCGTGAACAAGTCCGACACCTACTCCTTGGACTTCGATGTTCAGAGACTTACGCCACTCATCTGGGTACGTGAACTTTACGTTTCCGTAGGCCTCTGGATGGAGTGCATAAGCTTTTTCAATCTGTTTCAACAAAAATAAACCCCAATCATCCGAAGGTCGTCCAAGGATGTCCTTACCCTTCCGCCAAGCACCGTGATTGGAGGGTACCCCCGCAACCTCCACACTATCGTGGTATTTCGACAGCATAGAGATAAATTCTTGTTCGAGAGTACCGGCAAGATCAAGCTGTTGCATGATGCTTAGGTCATTTGTAAAACCTTGCTGCGCGGTGTTTTCAAAGCTTTCGACCACGTCCCCACCGTCAAGGAAGAGTGCAGAGGAGCACGCTTGTTGTTGGACATACTCTTCGAGTTTGAAACGCTTCTCGGTGACTCGTTCAACTAGGTCCTTGGAGTCACCACGTGACCCAACCTTCCCGGCCTGTAAATCAGCAAACGGCACAACCAGCGTTCTTTTAGCGCTGAGAATTTTGGGCTCAGCAGCTTTGATTCTGATTTCTGCCCTAACTTCGGCCAACATGGTAGGCAGGTCAAAGCTGTTTTCGCTCTTCTTCCGGATCCGGAACTTATACGCTGTAAGGTACTCACCGTCGAACGTCTGCCACTTGGATAGGCGGGCCGGTCCTTCAATCTCAAACTCTTCGGAATCGATGTTGAATTCTTCGAGTATCTGGGAGAAGTCGGTGAGCTTATCGCTCTTCTGCGGTGTTGTAGTGACCTCCCCAGTGTCTCCATCGAGATCTACGCGGGCTTCCCAGCCCTTGGGGGCCTTGGCGTAGGAGGAGATTATGGGACCCTCACTGTCCTGCTTGCTGTGGAACTTGAGGTGATTTGACAAAGCATCGGGTGATATTGATATATTGTAGTCAGTACGCATGTTCCGGGAGATCTCGGCATACCCAAGGCCAGAATCAAACCAATCGTGAATGGTATTTGCGATACTGTTTCGAAGATTGCAGGTAATGCACTGTGAATGGTAATCAAACAGTGTCGATTTTTCTTTCGTCATACTGGGTACCTTATCACATTTTGATGTGATAGGGTAGTTTCTATGCCGAATTTGACATTGACAACTACATCCCCCCAAATTACTGGAACACTATCAACCCCTGCAACGGTTGATATGGTGAACCACCCACCACACTACAAATCCCACCCTTCTGGAGTGGAATGCATCCAAATTACCCGACACATGGGCTTCAACTTGGGAAACGCTTTCAAGTATATCTGGCGAGCAGACCTCAAGTTTGATGCCATCGAGGACTTGGAGAAGGCTGAATTCTATCTTCGGGACGAAATCGCGGAACGCAAGCGTAAGGCTACAAAGAAATGACCATCGAGAATACAACAGAACCGCAGCGATACCGCGCCACGATAGAGCTCACGTGGTCCAGTGAAGTCTTCGAGGGGGATCCGGATGATGTCTTCGAACTGGCAGCACTGGAGGAGAAGTTCCTCGCCGCTGTATTGGATACAGCAACCGTCGCCCTGAATCCTGAAGACGCGACCTTTGATATTATTTCCATCGAGCCGGTACTGGGGTCCTAAGTGAAAGTACTAGCATTATCTGCTGACTCAGGCGGCTGCGAATTCTACCGTATCAAGGAGCCTGCCCGGGTCGCTGCACAGCTGGGGGTGGATATCCGGGTAGCGCAGTCAATTGAGGTCAATGCATCACAGAACTCGGAAGGACTGACGACTGTCCACGAGATCCTTGAAGACGTTGACGTCATTGTCATGCAGCGCCCCTTGGACAATGCCTTTACCTCGCTGATCCATCAGGCCAAGCGGCAAGGTATCACCACCGTTGTCGAGATGGATGATGACTATGAGACCATCAGTACGGCCAACATCGCCCACCCTGAGGTCAACGGCAAATTCAACATGGGACCTAAGTGGTTACGGGCGGCTGCCGAGTCCGCTGACCACGTCACGGTGTCTACACCAGCGTTGCTGAAGTACGCACCACACAAGCGGGCCAGTGTGTTGAGGAACTGCGTGCCTGCATCGTTGTTTGATATGCCAGCATCCTACAGCCTCCACAAAGATATTGACCCTGTACTCGGGTGGACAGGGAGTGTTGGGACACATCCCTACGATCTTCAGGCCACCGGTCGTTCGATCGGGCAGATCTTGGAACAGAACAGCCTCGACTTCTACGTTGTAGGTGATGGTGCATCTGTCGAACGGAACCTAGACATCCGGACAGGTCGTGTCCAGATCACTGGGTGGGTGGATATTGATGAGTATCACAAATACTTGACAGGTATGACGGTCGGTATTGTCCCGCTGGAGATGTCCGCCTTCAACCATGCAAAATCTGCGTTGAAGGGTCTGGAGATGGCGGCTCTCGGCATACCGTTTGTTGCAACCCCCACACAGGAGTATGCCCGCCTTGAGGCCTATGGTGTGGGTAAGACAGCACGAAACCCGGGAGAGTGGCGCAAACACCTGCAGCGCTGGATCGACCGCCCAGAGGAGCGGCGTCGGGACGCGGAGCAATATCGCGATACTGTACAATTGTCAATGACGTACGAAGCCAATGCTGCCAGCTGGGTAGCTGCTTGGTGCGAAGCACTGGCCTACAGAAAGTCCCAGCCATGAACTCCGAAGATCTGATTGCCTTCCTGCAAAAGAATCCCGATGCCGAAGTATTACTAGCGTCCGACGCAGAGGGCAACAGCTTCTCCTCTTTGGATGAGGCTAGTCATGCTTATGTACTCAAGGACTACGAGGGTGGCCGCACCGAAGAGGTGTTTGATGTGGAAGACCTTGTGGACCCTTCGGACCCAGATGAGGCTACGCTGGAGCACTTCCGTCCCGTGGTTGTCATCTATCCAGCTTAGGGTTTATAGCCTTCGAAAAGATTTTTTCGATAGGTGTTGACAGAAAATTCTTGAGGGTCTAAGCTATTAATAAGAGCAAGGCAAACACTCAAGAAAAGGACAAACACCATGGCATCTCAGGTAGAAATCAAAGCAGACGGCACCGGCAGCATGTTCTCCGGCGAAGGAAAGACCCCTTGGCACGGACTTGGCGAAGTGATCACAGGACTGGCAACCGCTGCTGAGGCACTGGAATACGCTGGGCTCGACTGGGCTGTCGAAAAGCAGCCGATCTTCTTCGGCGAGGACAAAGCCGGTTTCCCGGGTCGATTCGCCACCGTACGCGCCACGGACCAGAAGCCTCTCGGCATTGTCTCCGACGGCTACCACATCTTCCAGAACACCGAAGCCTTTGACTTCTTCGACGCTGTTACGGACAACGGTACCGGAGAAGCACAGTACACGGCAGCTGGCTCCCTCTTCGGCGGTCAGCGGGTCTTCCTGACGGCCAAGATCGGTGATACGTTCACGGTAGCAGGGCAGGATGCTCACGACATGTACCTGCTCATCACCAACTCCCACGACGGTACGCAGGCATTCACTGCAGCAATCACCACCATCCGCGCCGTCTGCAACAACACCGTTACCCTCGGTCTGAACTCGGCGAAGACCAAGTGGTCCATCCGCCACAAGTCTTCGCTCGAAGGCAAGGTCACCGAGGCCCGCGAGTCCCTGAAGATGTCCTACACCTACAAGGACGCCTTCGAAGCAGAGGTGGAGAAGATGATGCAGGTTCAGGTCGACAAGGACCAGTTCAAGAAGATCATCGAAGGCATTGTCCCCGCTGCGAAGTTCCAGCACGACAAGGCAGTTTCCGGCCTCATGGATGTGTTCGAGAACGAGCGAACCGTCACCGAGACCGCCGCCAACGGTACCGGCTGGGGCGCATACAACGCCGTCACCTACTGGACCGACTGGGTACGCAACTACCAGACGGCGGACTCCCGCTTCAAGTCCCTCGTCTACGCCGGATTCGCGGAGAAGCTGCGCGACAAGGCACACAGCAAGATCCTCGCCCTCGGCTAGGATCGGGCAGTATAGCTGAAGAGCGGTAGGGCACCACTAAAGGTGTCCTACCGTTTTTCTTTGTGCCGTATGATATGTGTGCGCTTGTCCATGATAGAATAAAGGATACACTTACGCCTTCTTCTAGAGCAATTTTGACTGTGGCGATCCTGCCTAATACCGATCTTTGTACCGACTCGATGGACTTTGATTGATCTATAGTGGTAGGGTGTCTATGATGCCCTACCATTATGTACTACTCGTATGCGCCTAGTTTGCACTGTACGGCCATGTATGTTAGAGTTAATACATAAGCAAGACACCAACGACAGAAAGATAAAAGATGCCCGGTATTATCATTTTCCTCATCCTCGCGCTGATCGCGCTGGGGTTCGCCAAATTCTTCGTACTGGAGAATGACAACAAGACCCGAGACCGTTACGGCAACATGCAGTCCGATGGGGAGAAGACCCGGAACAAGCTGCCCAACCGCATCGGCTATGGGGCTGCCGGACTCTTCGGAGTCCTGACCCTCCTATTCTTGGCCATCACCACGCTCTACGCGCAGGGTGTCGGCGAGGCCAGCGTCATCAAGTCCTTCACCGGAGAGATCGTCGGGTTCAATGACAAGGCGGGTATGGGCGTCAAGGCACCGTGGGATGACAGGATCACCTACGATATCCTGAACCAGCAGGCCATCTTCTCCAACCCGGCCAACGTCCACGATGACCAGAAGGACTTCGTCAAGGGCGGGGAAATCACCGTCATCGACAAGGACGGCGTCAGCTCCAACGTGGATGTCAACGTCCAGTACTCGATCCGCGCAGATCAAGTTGTTCCGATCTACACCCACTTCGGAGATCAGAAGGCCTTCGAAGCCAAGCTGGTCACACAGGACATCCGCGACGTAGTCCGGACAGCCCCAAACGGGATGAACACATTGGATATGCTGACCAAGCGATCCGATCTTGAGGCCCAGATCCTCAATGGACTCAAGACTCGTTGGGAGTCGCAGGGCGTACAGGTAGAGTCGATACAGCTTCAGGACGTCCGCCCGCCGGACAGCATCAAGCAGAAGTACACGGATGCCCAGAACGCCAACACGCAGAAGACGGTCGCAACGGCTGAGCTGGAGTCCACCAAGATCTCCGCACAGCAGAAGGTTGTTCAGGCACAGGCTGACGCTGACGCCAACCGAATTCTCGACGCGTCTCTGACCCCGAACATCCTGCAGATCCGTGCACAGGACGCATTCAAGGACGCAGCAAGCCACGGCAACATGGTGGTCAGCGACGGAAGCACAATGCTCCAGCTCCCGGTGCCCGCCAAGAAGTAGTAGCAGCTAGCAGAGCGGCCCAGCACACACCAGTGCTGGGCCGTTTTTGTCTGCGGTATTGATATTTTTTAGTTGACAAGCACTTTGATACTGTGTATTCTAGTAGTACAAACCAACACAGTATCTCGTAGAGATATAATTGACTAACTACAAGAGGAGACATCATGACCACCCTGACCCCCGAAGCTCCGTTTCTTACAGCCGTGATCCCTGCTTGGAAGGATGGGGATAAGCCCCGCTTCGACACTACCCACCGCTGTGACAAGTGTGGGGCACAGGCCTATGTGGAGGCCGTGATCTCCACGGGATCGCTTCTCTTCTGCCACCACGACGGCAATGTCGTCCGCCCGCAGATGCAGGCCAAGGGTATCCTGCTCAGCTGGTACACCGAAGCTGACCGCCTGATCGAGAACCGCACACAGGGCTCCGAGAACTAGGGTATACAGAGCCTGTCTTGATGGTGTAGAATGGGATATTGTAAGATCGTTCCTGTTCCTACCGATGTGAGTGAACAATATGCCAGCAATCATGGTTCTTGATACCAGCGTACTTCTAGCAGAGGGAAAGAAGGCACTGTCCAACTTCGGGGAAGATGATGTTGTCATTCCGCGAGTGGTGATCCGAGAACTGCAGGCTAAGCGCAGCGATCCCGAGCTAGGGTATACATCGCGGTCGGTGCTTCGGGAGATTCTCTTCTTGATGAAGCAGGGAGACATTACCAAGGGCGTGTCACTGGGTAAAGGGTTTGGGGCACTT